ATTTGCGGCATTGTCTGATACCACACCAAGATTGATGCGTATGGGATGTTTCACCGGCAGGGTGAACCCCTCGAGGATGGCTGTTGAAGATGGGGGTAGTGACAGCGTGTCGTCTGACGGAATACTCACCTTAAACATCCCCGGCTCTATTTTCTCAATGCCATCGCCCAATACATACCGTTTGAAGGGTTTTCGATCCACGCTGCTGGTGAGTACCATAATAAGTCCGTCAACCAACTCAGGGTCGTCTATCAGCTGCCCTGTGGCCCTATTCTTCACCCGTATGATGAAGTTGTAGTCTGCTCCCCGTACCATTATACTTCACCCTCCATTACCCCTAGTGGACACGATAATAGATTTTCGCGATAGGCCTCATACCCCGTCTCCGTGACAGCATCAACCGACGTAATTCCCTCCACTGACTGGACGTAACTCTTAAATGCGTTCAGACGAAGTATGTAGTTCGCCTCTGTCAGCCTCTTGAAATTCGTCTCTGTTATAGCCGCATAGCTGCCACCCGGGCCTGTGAAGGCCAGCAGGATGTTGTAATCCTTTGGATATCCCGGCAGCGAGTCGCCGCCTGCCAATTTTTTGTCAATCGTCAGCGTCTTGCACCGCTCAATTCCTGTGTTAACGTAGCTCATAATTCATTATATTTGATTTTAACTTGCGCCGTCAGTATAGTATGCCCTCATGTTGGTGTTGCCTTTGATTATTACCAGGAAATCTCTGCTATAGCTAACAACAATCCAACCTCCTGACTGGTATCTCTCCCACCGCGCGAAGTATCCATGAGGAGCATTATCAGCAGCGCTTACCTGCACCACATCACCATAGTCGTAGCCGTCTTTGTCGGGGTCTTTACTCAATTTACTCCCTGTCGCTGCACCTGTTGAATCGGGGTGTATTGAGAGGTTCAGCGTGTACTTAATAACCTCAACCTCGGCGCACACAGGATCGCTCCACCGTGCGGTGAACGTAAAGTTATTGCTCATCGCACAACCGGGATTTTTCCACTTGGCAACAAAAACAACATTCTCTGTGAGAGAACACACGGGGTTACTCCACTGAGCAGAGGCGACGGTTGAGATGAACACAAACGACCTGCCCGCCAGCTTATACCTGTTCAATAATGCCGATGCCAAATTCTCGTGATTAACGCTCACGCCCATCACATGGAAATCAACCGGCCTGCCATCGCTCTCGATTATTCTGACCGGATAGCCCAGGGTATCGGACAGCAACTTCTCGAGCCAGCACACCTGCCATGTGGCTGCCGATCGCAGACGGCTGTCGTCGATATACGAATAGAGGCTGCTGAACAGCATACGCCCGGGCTTGATGAGAGCCATGATCAGGCCCACCAGCCGTGGCTGTCTGATCCGAACCACGAGGTAGTTGTACACGTATGCCAGCCAATTGCCTATCATATACCCGGGGTGTATGTATCGTTGATGGTGTTGATGATGAATGAACCGCTTTCGCTCACAATATCGGGGCCTGTGGCCTCGGTGAAGCTGTCGCCATCGGTGGAATGCTCAATCTCATTCAGTATAACATCCACCACGCCCTCGGCGGCTTGGATGGCATCTATCAGGTGGTTTCGGTTGAGCATCCCGCCGAATGTGATACCGGCGATGTAGGCCTGAACAGCCTCCCTCACCGGATAGGTGTTGTCTAAAATCTTTGCCCCTGTGCTGTCGAGCACCAGCGGGTTGAATATCACCTGCAGGGCAATCTTCAGCTCATCGGGGGGTAGGTTGACAAACTCGTAGTGAATGCCGGCGGCGCCCACACGTCGCATGTACTCTTTGAACGCCTCGTGCTCTGCGCCGGTGAGCGGCACGTTGCCCGCTTTGTTTGTGAATACCTTCAGCACTGTAATATTCTTAGCAACATCCTGTACCTGCCTGACGGCGGCAAATTTCACTATCTGCGCGTCCGGGTCTTGGCGGGCGTAGCCAAAGCGATAGGTCTGCGGGTCGAACACCAGGTCGTGGCCGTGCTGGTAGGCCAAACACCGGTCGTAGTACCACGGTATGGATGCCATGTACGACAGCTCTATGCGCCTGTCGGTCTCGGTGCGGAATGCGGCTATAACCCTCACAATAAGGTACCACACGTATGCCACCACGCCGATAATGGACGCCTCGATGCTAACGGGCGAGAACTGCCGGTCGAATTGGAGTTCGGGGTCGAGCCCGTAGGCCGCACGCAGTGCGGCATTCTCCATAAACGACTCCTTGATGCTGTTTTGAATCTCTTTGAGTTCCATAGTTACTATTGTTCGTATTTCTCATCGTACTTGGTGTTGCCAGTTTGAACACGACAAATGCGTATGTTAGGGCCTTGGCCCATTCCCTCTGTCCATTCCAAATAAAGGTTGTTGCCAAACCCCTCTTTTAGTTCAAAAACGTCAACCCTTACCTCACCCGCATTCTCATAATTAATTTTGCCAACAATCTTCACTAGCCATGATTGAGCGTCAAATGGCACCAATTCAACCTCGAGTTGAAAATCTTCGATATGGTCTGAATCTGTGCTTTTTAAAATATCCAAATATGTGGTCGTAGCACCGAAACCAAGAGATGTGCCCCGAAGGCTCAGGGTGTAGGGCTTCTTTGTGGCCTTGGCCGTTCCGAAGATTATGAGTTTGCAGGGGTAATAAAAGCCCATAAAATTGTAACCCCAAACTCCTATATTTTCTTGTAAATAAATTAAAACCGTTGAGGCACCTACTTTTGCATCAAAGTCATAACGAATGTCATCATCACCGCGTATGATTAATTTCCCTTGTTGCGTATCAATGAATATCTCGCCCTTCTCAATATTAGTTGGCAATTTGGCGTAGAAATTGCCGTACACATGTTTATGTGTTATGTTTTTCTTCTGAATAAATCCTTCTGGAATTGTCATTGTGCTATGTTTGATAGTATGTTTCTCCCTGACTCACATAATTACTCAGCCTCACCCACTTATCGGGTTCGGCTTCGGGGCTATCGCCCTCGGCGGCGTTGGCCACCAGCAGGAATAGCCCGGGCAGATGGAAGTTCTCGTCGTCGCTCTGGTCGTTGGAGTATATCACCAGCGTGAGCGTGGTAGTGGTGTAGGTCTTGGCAGGGTCGTAGAGCGTTATCTGCTCACCACCCCCCGGGCTGCTCTCTATCTCCTGCAGGCGGGTCTCCAGCCCATTGATACTAGCAATGGGCAGCTTCTCCTCTTTGTGCCAGAATGAGTTGATAAAGGCCTTCACCTCCACCACCATGGGTTTCCAACCCCGTACCACGAGGCTGAGAAGCATGTTTTTTGGTGTATAAGTTGCCATGTTTGACTGTATTTATGATATTACAAAATCGTATTCCAAGTACCAGAACTCAAGGCCCTCGCCCTCCTCACCGTCAAATTTATGGATTGCAGTGGCTATGACCACCCCGCTACGGCGGTAGTTATCAACAATCTTTGGGATTACAACCCCCGGTACTGTCAGGATGGTGCCCGGTATCAGGGGCGCATCGATGGATATGCCATTGGCCACGGCTATGTCGTAGGCCATATCCACGCTACCCGTATGCTGAATGGCAATGTCGAATACCGACTGCCCCACACCTACCACCACCTCTTTCATATCAATTTAAACCTTTTTAAAATCAGTATTAAAATCAGAATAATACCAATCGACAGCACCGCAGCTGCCACCACCCTCCGGGCATGGCCTGCGGGCTTCTCTTCCCCCGACACCTCCCTGTGGCGAACATGCGAAATGGTATCAAACGCCAACAGCCCGAGAGAGTCAGACGTGCTGAGGCGGTACGCCTTGCTGTTGTGAGCCATGCTTGCCGACCGTGTGCTTTTCTTCACCTCCGTAACCACGGTCTCCCGGGGGTACTGTCTGCCCAAACTATCCGGCGCACTCCACAGGGTGTGGGTGGTAATGACATCAATATCCTGCCTCTCCGTCGTGCCAACCACGGAGCTATCCGTATAGGCACTATGGGTGCTGTGCGACTGACCAATATCAACCACCGAGGCAACCCCGGTGCTGTTGCTCTCCACCAGATTGGTGGACATGCGCTTGGGATGGCACCCGCAAAGCAGCAGGCTAATGCTTAATGCTATTATCACAAAGTATCTTCTCATACTTCTCAACTTTTCGTTCTAACTGCTCAATTTTCCTGTCCTTGCGCGTATCGGCTATACGCTCGTCGCGCAGGCGGGCAATCTCCTCTTTCAACCTTGAGTTCTCTTCGGTGAGCTCGTCAACCTTGGCCAGTAGGATATCGACCCGTTTCTCAAGGCTATCCACCACTTTTTGCCATGTGCTTAGTGCCATATCAATATTCTCGATGCTCTGACGCTTACGGCCAAAGAACCATCCTGAGAAGCCCCCCGCCATACCGGTGCCCAGTGATACAATTATGGTTGTGAGTGTGTCCATCATGGTATAAAATTTTTAGCGCGTTCATAAAGAGTTTTTCTATTGTCGAGTCCATTGTACCCACCGTTGATTCGCCGTGTTACAGCACGTATATCGTCGCTGTCGGCAAGGGCATTGAGCCCCCTTGTGTTCCAGAACCACATCGCACTGCGCACGGCATTGACAGGCTGTTCCAGCAGTTCAGGGGTGTCCAACAGCCTCTTGTTGCCAAACAGGGCCATGCTGCACTGCTCGTAGTTTGTGCGTCCTGTGATCTGTATCAACCCGCGTCCCCTGAATCGAGGACCGTCGCCGGGCATGATATTCCCAAGATCGGGGCGATTATTGTACGCCTCGCCGCCATAAATTTCGAGCACATACCTAAAGCATCCGCTCTCGTGCGCCACCTGTGCTATGAAATGCCGAAGGCGTTGTGTTGATGTAATGCCTCCAACGCTCACCATGTACCTGTTAATCGGCTCCACGTACTTTTGCAGCGTGATCACCGACGAACTCGGGCAGATGTGCTTCAGCTGGTCAAGTGTTATCATCGTTGTTGTATTTAGCATCGATTATCAATTGGTTATCCTTGTTAATGCCAATATGCTTCACCGCCTGCCCATCGGCCACCAGCTGTGTGCGGATGGCACGGAAGAGATTGTCGGGCATCTCATCGTCGATGTAGCTGCTTGCGCCCACCCCGATCCCCGGGGCATGCTTCACCGTGCCCGGCTCGGCCATCACAATCTGCTCCTGGTTCTGGTGGGTGGTATCGCCAATCACCAGTCCCGACACAATCATCCCCTCATTGTCGAGCCTAACCTGCACCTGCAGATCGTTACTGTCGTCTATCATTATGCCGCGTCCAACCATCAGTGCGTTACTTTTGGGTTTTCAAAATCAGATTTGTCAAATTGGCTAAAAGTGCCGGTAAACGGGACTGTTGGTGCGCTTGATGCTCCCGATGGCGTTGGATGCGTGTGAGATGTGTAATCACTCTTAAGCGCATTCACCTCAGAAATCAGCTGGTTCAATTTACTTTCCAGCGCCCCAATTTTTATCAGCCCCCCATTCTCCCCCCCCATTATCACCACGCTGTCCACCTCGGACACCATGCTCACGAACAGACTATCGGAATTGGATAATCTGGAAACGATAACGAAGCTGCCCACCTTGGGGATAATCACAAAGCCCCGCTTCCCTTCGGTACCCGACAAGCGCACGTTGAGATAGGCGGTGCCGTTCATATCATTCACGTCCACCGTCTCGCTATCCACACGGGCAACCGTGCAAATGAAGCTGCTCTCCACGCCCCTGAGCAACCGCCCAAGCCCCCGTACTATCTGTTCTATCCTACTGTCCATCGCTCACTGTTTTTCCTATTTCTACGCTTCGCGAGGCACCCCCCGTGCCAAACGTTGTTGACACGCTTCGTATCTCATAGCGGACACCACGGGTCTCAAACTTCGGATCGTCAATCACCGCCACCATGCCCGGCTGCGAGTACGGCTCAAGCAGGGTGGTGAGCTTGCCTGTATAGCCGCTGTAACGGTACTTCTTCATTTCGGTTTCGGCCAGCCGTTTCAGATGGGCCACGCCGGTAGCCGTGTAGAAGTACAGCGTTAGCTGTTCGCCCTTGGGGTCGCCCACCTCGGCTTCCAGCTTGGTGTTATCGCGGTTGATCTGAATGGCCTTCACCTTCAGCTTCACATCGTCCTCGTACTGGTACTTCAGCTCGTCGGCCCTGGTGGTATTCACGCCCAGGCCATATTTCACATCGCCGTATAGGCGAATAAAGTCGAGCCCTGCATACAGCGTATCATTCACAAAGTATATGGTGAGGCCATACAGCTCCTTTATCTGCTGTAGCGCATCAATACCATTAAGGTTGGCGGGTATGACGTAGTCCTGCATCTCCACGTCGGGAATATCGCCCGCCAGGGTGATACCCTCACCCCGAAAGTTGCCCGCCGTGGATACGATGTAGCCCAATACATCGCGAAGATTGGTTTTTGGGAAAGTCTTTGTGGGCAACTCATTGCGAAGCAGGAACTCAAACCCCTCGCACTCGATCTCCACCGGTGATGTGTAGTTGATGCGGAAAACAAAGCCTTGGAACTCCACGCGTATGCGGTCGTCGTATCCCAGGGCAATGGTTACCCTGTCGCCCCTGCGAAACTGTTTTGCAGTCTGCACGCTGTCGGTTCTGAACCCGTCCTTATAGACCAGCACCGCCGATGCGGGCATGCGTATGACTGCCGATGATGTTACGGTGTCGATACTCTTGCTGATGGTCACCGACTCAACGGCATCGAACTCGGTTCTGTTGCCGTCGGGCGATATCACAGTGATATGGCATCTGTTCTTCACGTACATGGCTAGTCAATGTATAGGCTGAACTCTTTGTCGCTTAGTAAATCCATCTCGTAGGGCTGCGTGTTTTGGTATCCCCTGTTTTCAGGGAAGTGCAGTCTGTCTATCACCACCTTCTCGTTGTCGCCGAGGCAGATGGTTGTCTTCACATTCTGAATGTTGAACGCCTGCCTCTGGTTTCGCCAATCAACCAGGCGCTGCATCTCCTCCTCGGGGTAGTTGTTCCCCTCGCCGATGAGTACCCCCTTGATGCGTATCTCCCAGTCGTCGTCCGATATCTCCTCCTTTACCGTTCCGTGCCGGTTCACCAGCCGGGTGGTGACGATGTTGGCTCTCACCGAGAGCGACATCATGGTGTTGGGCAGCAGGTACGCCAACGCGTTGTTGTCCACTGCGCTCAACCAGATGGGCATGAACATCCGCCGTCCCTGCATATTGGCACCCCAGTAGGCCACTCCCTTCTCGCTAATCACCGCCTGCTGCACGGGTTCGGGGTAGGTGAACTCCTCGCCCCTGAAATCGCCTTTGCGCCGAACAGGGAAGCCACGTATAATCATCTCGGGGAACGGAAGCCCTATAAACCCCCATGTTACTCCAAATATCTCTTTCAGGTCTATCTTATTCATCGCGCGGCAATTCTATTGGCACTGTTAACTACTCTTAGCAATCCCTCAATTAGCTGGTTCTCCATATCGCTCACCCCCTCGCGCACTGTTTGGGGGTACATATTCAGGTACTCTATTAAGTTTCGCAGGTTGATGGTGATATTGGTGGGGCGCGAGCCGGCGCCGGTTAAACCGGATACTGAGGCAGCATTTTCTAAATCCGAATTTGTAACGACAGGAGCATAAAACTTATCTGCAGCTATTTTTACATCTCTTATATCCGATCTAATTTTAAAAAGATCAAATTCAATTTCTAAGGCTTTTTTTACCTCCTTCTCAGACACACCTTGAGACTTTGCGGTACGTTTAATTGCATCCTTTCTTGATTCACCGGGCCTTAGGCCTCCCATTTTCTTTGCCAGTTCAAGGGATTCCTTGTTTTTTATTGCAAACTCAATTTCTTTGGCTTCCAGTTGGGTTAGGATATCCTCATAAGCTCTTTTCCTTGCTCTTTCGGCTATGGAGTCTGATAAATTTTTGTATGCAATCTCAAGATCATCCAAACCAGCTTTTTCAAGCTCCATTTTATCAATGAGGCCTGGATACATTTCTTTGAGTTGTTTTATGAGTTTATTGCGTTCTTCGCTTTGAGGATTTGTTCTTTTCAGAGCATCAAAAATTCTATTAAGCCTACTCCTCTCATCTGCCTCATAACTTGCAGCAGTCCTGTTTATTTCACCTAGGGCAGAGTTTGCCTCTTTTGTCCTTTTTCTCATCATTACCAGCGCACCTACCAGCAGGGTTATGCCTACCAGTACCGCTGTGAAAGGATTTTTTAACATGGTGGCGTTAAGAATTTGGAAAGCTTTTGAAGCCAGCATACTCCCTATGGACAGCCCCTTGGCTGCCAGCGATGCCTGCAGCATGGCCAGCTTTATGGATACCAGCAGCGTTGCGGTTAGGGCCAAAATGGCCCCATTCTCTTTAAAAAATTGGAATAGCGTTGCAATACCGTTAAAAAACGCCCTTACCGGAATTAAAGCCTGCCAAATCACCTTGGCAATGCGGTCGAAGTTGTCCACCAGTTTTAGCCCAAAGTCCAACACCTTATTTAGGTAAGGGATCATCTTTTCGCCCAGCTCGGCCAGTTTTATCTGCAGGGCACCCATTAGGGTGTTAAGTTTACCCCTGCCCGTTTCGCCCATCTTATCCATCATGCCGTGGAAGCGGCCACCCTCCGATGTGGCGGTACGAAAGGCATCCTCCACCATGGCAAAGGTTATCTGCCCGCGGGCCATCTCCTCGTTGAGCGTTTCCATGCTCTTGCCCGTTTTTTCGCTCATTACTACCAGCGGGTTGAACCCCTGATAGACCATCTGCATCAGCTCGCGGGCGGTGAGCTTGCCCGTGCTGCTCACCTTGGCAAATGCCGTGGTAAGGCCCGACAGCTTTTGGGCATCGCCCATGGCCACATCGCCCAGCATGCGCAGGGTGGGCATCAACTTTTCGGCATCGTAGTTGAAGGCGAGCAGCTGTTCGCTGGCACCCACCACATCGGATGTGGTGAAGGGGGTAAGCTTGGCCATCTCATTCACTTCGGTGAAAACCTTATTGCCTCTTTCCACCGATCCCAGCAGCACCTCAAACTTGGCCTTGGTGGCCTCCATATCCATACCCAGTTTGGCTATGGCACGACCACCCATAACTACCGCCGCAAATGAGAGGTAACGCCCGGCAACCTTGCCAAGCGTGCTTTCAAGCTTGCCGGTTTGCGCTTTAGCACGTTCCATTTGGTCATGCACACGCTTGGAGTTTTCCTCCATTTTCTTGAGCGCATCGGATACCCTATCCTGAAGTTTGTATATAAACTCTACTACGTTGCTCACAGGTCAAAATTATTATTGTGCCTTGCCTCGTCCTTTCTCAGCCACACCAGCTGTGCTATGGTTTGCGCCCAGTGCTCATCGCTTAACGCCGACGTGTCCTTGTTGAGAT